CTCTTCACGTTATGTATGAAGAGTTAAAGACCGCTGGGTTTTCTCGTAGGGAAGCTATGTTTCTCGTGTCTGAGGCAATGAAGCACTCGTTGTTTCGAGGTATGAATGAGTAATCGTCCGTCGTGGGACGAGGTGTGGATGACTGTAGCAGATACAGTAGCTCTTAGATCTCGTTGTAGCCGCGCTCAAATAGGTGCGGTTGTAGTCTCAAAGGATCAACGTATTAGCTCAACGGGATACAACGGTCCTGCAGCTACGTTTCCTGAAGAAGGCGAGTGCATGAACTGGTGTGCTCGTGCTCGCGGTGAAACTCCACTAGATAACGTCTATGACTCTTGCCCGTCTATTCATGCAGAGGCAAATGCGCTTCTCTACGTAGACCGTTCACGAGTTGAGAGCGGGACAGTGTATATTACCGACGCCGCGTGCATTCAATGCGCAAAGCTTATTTCTAACTCTGGAGTCTCTAGAGTTGTTATGCGTGTTAGCACCATTGCAGAACATAGAAACCCGCAGGCCACAATTGAGTATTTCGCCAAATGTGGAATTGATGTAACGATATTTAAGGACCTTAATGACTGACAATTTGCAGGACGTACAACTTCACCTTGTTGACAGTGTTGATAAGGCGCGTGCATTTATTGAGTGGCTAAGTGAACGCCGCCCTCACAATGCAATTGCGATTGACACTGAAACTGGTGAATTGCCTGGTGGAAAGCGTGAAGATGCTCTATCACCATGGCACGGACGCCTACGTTTGGTCCAGGTAGGCGATGGCAAGCAAGGTTGGTCGATTCCATGGGACCAGTGGAAAGGAGTGTTCTATGAGGCAATGGAGCGCTTTGACGGACCTATAGTATGTCACAACATTGCGTTTGAAGCTCGCTGGTTTGATATTCAGTCGGACTGGAAACTTCCTTGGCACCGTGCACATGACACTATGATTATGGCGCACATCATTGATCCACTCGGGTCAGGAGCACTTAAGCGTCTCGCTGCTTTACACGTTGACGGGCGTGCAGTTGCGTTACAGGAATCACTTGATATTTCACTTATTGAAAACGGTTGGACGTGGGGAACTGTACCTACTAACTTCCAGCCTTATTGGGCATATGGCGCACTAGACTGTGTTCTTACCATGCGCCTATGGGAAATGTTCTACGAAAAGTGTGGCCCAGGAGGACCGTACAACAAGGCGTATGAATTGGAAATGGCAGCACGCCGCATTGTTACCCGTATGGAAATCAATGGCGCTCGTATTGACCTAGATTACTCTAAGCGTAAGTTTGATGAGCTAACCGCCTACGCTGAGTCTGTTAAAGGCTGGGCAAAGGAAAAGTATAACGGCGTATCAATCTCAAGTAACATTCAATTGGTGCGGTTGTTTGAGTCGCTTGGTGGAGAGATCTTCGAATTTACGCCTTCAGGACAGAAGTCTGCATCTAAGGATCAACTTAAGTTACTTTCAATTACAGGAAATGACGAGGTAAAGGCTCTAGCCGAGGTCGTTCTTAAGCAGCGTAAGGCAGATAAGCTTGCCAATACCTACTTTGCTAACTTTATTAACGACAACGTAAATGGGTTTGTTCACCCGTCTGTTAAGACCTTGGGTGCTCGCACGTCGCGTATGTCTATCCAAAACCCAGCGCTGCAGACACTACCTAAGGGTGATGACACTGTCCGCACAGCGTTTATTCCTAAAGATGATGACCACGTCATTATTACCTCGGACCTTGACCAGGTTGAGTTTAGAATGTTTGCGTCTCTGTCACAAGATCCAAATCTCATTACGCTGTTCCATCGTGCAGATGCAACTGGCTCAGATCCGTTTACCGAGATTGGCCGTGAGATCTACAATGACCCAACGATGCAACGCTCAGATAAGCGCCGTAATCTTATTAAGGGAACTGTCTATGGACGACTGTATGGCGCAGGCGTTGCCAAGCAGGCATTAACTGCTGGTGTTGCTGAGCCTCAGATGCGCACGGTATCAGATGCGTTTGATACACGTTTTCCTGGAATGGCGTTCTTCCAAAAGCAAATTGAAGACGCAGGCGTTAGACGTTTTAGGCAAGAAGGACAAGGATACGTTTACACATGGACAGGGCGCAGACTTCCTTGCGATGAAGATCGCGCTTACACTCTTGTGAATTACTTGATTCAAGGCGGTGCGGCTGAAGTCTTTAAGTCTAACTTGATTAAACTCGACCAGGCAGACTTAACTGAACTTCTTATTGTTCCTGTACATGACGAAATTGTGCTGAATGCTCCACGCAAGGACGCACAAGAAATCATGAAGGTTGTGCGAGAATGCATGACTACACGTGACGGCTGGGCAGTGCCACTTACATCTGGTATTGACGGTCCTATGGAAAACTGGGGCGAAAAATACCGCTAGTAAGCGATATAATTTAGTTATGCCCTGTGTATACGCACTTCATCCAAAAAATAACCCTAAAGATATTAGGTATATTGGCATAACACGGTATGAAGACCCTAGCCGTAGATTTAAAGATCACTGCAAAGCAGCTAATCAAGGAAAAAATCTACCAGTTCAATGCTGGATAAGAAAGAACGGTGCAGATAACATTACGTATTCTCTACTAGCAATAGTTGACACATGGGAAGAAGCATGCCAAAAAGAGCGCACTACTATACAAGATCTACGTAGCAACGGCGTTAAACTACTTAATAAGACTGACGGTGGCGACGGCGGTCTTGGTATGGTTCATTCTAAAGAGACTAAAGATAAGCTAAGTTTAATGCAAAAAGGTAAAGTATTCTCTGAGTCAACGAGAAAAAAACTTAGTGAAGCTAATAGAGGAAAAACGCTTTCAGAAGAGCATAAGAAAAAGATAAGAGATACTGTAGTCAAAGCTAGTAGAAAGCATACGGCAGAAGAACTGAAAAAAATGTCGGATGCTAATAAAGGAAGAACCATAACAGAAGAGCACAGAAAGAAACTTAGTATAGCTAATAAAGGTAAGCCTTTTACCGAAGCAAGACTTAAGAATATCAAAAAAGCGCAGCAGCGTAGACGAACCAAAGAACGTCAACATAGAGAAAAAAGTCTTATAAAAGAGGAAGATAACACATGAAAGTTGTGCTTGCAATTGACCCAGGTAAAGCGACTGGAATGGCGCTATTTACCTATAAAGCAGGTGAAGAACCTATTCTTGTCTGGTCTGGAGAGTATCAACAGGACGAGTACGCCAAGCCTATTCGTGAAACACTAAGTCTTTATCCTGAGGCTGAGGTTGTATGTGAAAGATTTACCATCAACATGCAGACGGTAAAGAACTCACAGGCGCCTTACTCACTGGAGCAGATTGGTATCGCCAAACAGTGTCTCATGGACGCAGGAAGAAAGGCAGATGACATCTACTTTCAATCTCCTGCAGACGCTAAGGCAATGTTTGATAATCCAAAACTAAAGAAACTAGAGTATTGGCATGTAGGGGGCGCTGGACACGCATTAGACGCCATTCGTCATGGTCTACTAAGAATAGTAAAGGTAGGTTGGAAGCCATTACGCCTACTTCAATAAAAACTACTTACTAGGTCAAAATATAGTTTCTTTTATTAAAAAGTATGTTAGTATGTATACATAACGACGAAAGGATTGATTGGTGCCAGTAGCCGTAGAGCTCGACGAATCAAATAAGCGCATAGTTATAAATGCAGAGTGGCGCTTTAAGGAACTTTGCAAATCTATACCTGGAGCTAAGTGGGACCCAGGCACTCAGCTTTGGTCTGTACCTACGAGCTGGGCAACCTGCCTTGCGCTACGTTCTACCTTCAAAACTGACCTTACTATAGGACCTAGATTAGGGTCCTGGGCGGCCAATGAATTGGCGACACGTATTACCCCAGCGAACGAACTTCGTGAACTCGAGGCCCTGGAAGAGGGCAACGAGGACCTGTTCCCACATCAACGCGCGGGCGTCAAGTTTCTAGCAACAGCCCGTAGAGCTTTACTTGCAGATGAACCTGGTTTAGGTAAAACAGCTCAAGCAATTCGTGCGCTTAAATGGTTACAAGATGGCGGTGAAGAAGTATTCCCTGCGCTCATTGTGTGCCCTAACACTCTAAAGAAAAACTGGAAGCGTGAGTTTGATAGATGGTGGCCAGGTCGTAAGGTTGTGGTCATTAAAGGGTCTACTGCTCAACGCCGTAAACAGTTTGAAGAAGATGCAGATATCTATGTCATCAACTGGGAATCACTACGTACTCACTCACGACTAGCCTCATACGGATCAGTGGCACTTGCTCGTTGCAAGGACTGCGGTGGCCATGATGAAAAGGTTACAGAGAATCGCTGCGAGGTTCATATCCGCGAACTCAACAAGATTGACTTCAAGGCAGTAATTGCGGATGAAATTCACAGATCTAAAGAGCCAAAGTCTAAGCAGACGCGTGCCCTGTGGGCTGCAACTGGAAACGCGGATATTCGTTACGCGCTAACTGGTACGCCTATTGCCAACAATGTGCTTGACCTGTGGGCAATCCTTCACTGGATTAGCCCTGAAGAGTGGCCAAGCAAGACGCGTTGGATTGAACGCATGGTGAACACTATGCTAAATGCCTTTGGCGGAATGATGGTTCTAGGTATTAAGCCTCACATGGAACAAGAGTTCTATCAAGGATTAAATCCAAGAATGCGTCGTATGCTTAAGGCAAAGGTACTCCCTTGGCTCCCAGAAATGATGTTTGAACGTCGCGATGTTGAAATGTCAACTAAGCAAAAGAAAGCTTACGAGCAAATGCGTGATCTTATGATTGCTGAGTTAGAAGGCGGCGAGGCAATCACAGCTCCAAGCCCACTTACTCAGACTATTAGATTACTTCAGTTTGCTAGCTCGTACGCAGAAATGTCTGTGAATGAAGAAACTGGCGAGATTACTACAGCGCTCGCGGCTCCATCTGCTAAGGTAGACGCAGTTATTGATGACATGAAGGCTGGCGACTTTGGTAATGACTCCGTTGCCGTTTGCGCGGTATCACGCCAACTGATTTACTTGCTAAGCGCTGAGCTTACCAAGGAAAAGATTGAACACGGTCTCATCACAGGAATGCAGACCGAGGACGAACGTCAGCAAGCAATTGATGACTTTCAGTCTGGCAAGATCAAATGGATTCTGTTTACAGCACAGGCAGGAGGCGTTGGTGTAACGCTTACAGCAGCGCGCCGTCTTATCATGTTGCAGCGTCCATGGTCACTCGTTGATCATCGCCAGGCGCTTGACCGTGTTCATAGAATTGGATCTGAAATCCACGACTCAATTATCGTTACAGATTACGTAACCGATGGAACTATCGAGGAACGTGTTATCCAGGTTCTTGAAACTAAGGCTGATAACTTCGAACAAATTGTTCGTGATAAGGATAAGCTTCTTTCACTACTCAAAGACGATAAGGCAGGAAACCTATGACCCAACCTATAAGAATCTCTAACTCAGAGATCCAAACGTTTAAGGACTGTCGTCGTCGTTGGTGGCTGAGCTACTACCGTCGCTTACAGCCTAAGACGCAACAGATGACAGGCGCACTTGCGCTTGGTTCACGCGTCCACGAAGCTCTTGATATGTACTACTCAAAGAACATACCTTTGCTTGAAGCACATGCGCAACTTGTTGAAATTGACAAGCAAAAGCTTATTGAAAGCTACCGTGATACCTATGACCTTGAGTCAGAGGCTGAACTTGGCCGCATCATGCTTGACGGATACCTACAATGGGTTGAAGAGAACGGCATTGACGCTGAGCTGGAAATGATTTCTACTGAAGAAATTATTGAAATGCCTCTTATGGATAACAGCGTTATCCTTCAAGGCAAGATTGACATGCGAGTTAAGCGTAGAGCTGATGGTGTGCGTATGTTCCGCGACTTTAAGACAGTCGGTGGTTCATTTACAGACTTTGGCTCTATGGCGCACATGAACGAACAGATTCTTACTTACATGATGCTTGAGACCGCGCAGAACAAAGAAGGTGAACGCTCTGAAGGCGGAATCTTTACTATGCTCAAGAAGGTAAAGCGCTCTGCAAATGCAAAGCCACCTTTCTATGAGCAAATTGAGGTACGACACAATGTGTTTGCCTTGCGCTCGTTCTGGCAACGTATTCATGGGACACTTACAGACATGATGAACGCGCGTAAGTTCTTAGACGAAGGTGGCGACCATCGTTTTATCGCGTATCCACATCCTACGCGTGATTGCAAGTGGAAATGCTCATTCTTCACTATCTGTCCTATGTTTGATGATGGTAGCGCAGCAGAGGCTGCACTTGAAGACGCATACGAGGTTTCTAATCCATACGCATACTATGGAGTAGAAGAGAACAAAGGCAATGCATAAGATGCTACGCCTAGAGATGAAAGGAAGCAGTGATGTCTGACGTACAACGTTCGTTGACTATCATGGTGTATGGCGAGTCAAAGGTTGGAAAGTCCACCTTTGCGGTGACAGCACCGTATCCACGTCTCATGCTTGACGTTGAAGGTGGGCACCGATTCCTACCTATCACCGTGAAGTATTGGGATCCAATCCGAGAAGAACCGCCAGTTGCTGATGGCACCTGGGACACAGTTGTCGTGAACGTTCGCGACTACGATGTTGTTCTTAAAACATTCCAGTGGTTGCAAACTGGAAAGCATCAGTTCAAGTCACTCATCATTGACTCTATCTCTGAACTTCAAGTGAAGTGTATGGATTCAATTGCAGGTACTGAACAGATGAAGATGCAACAATGGGGCGAATTGCTTCGTCATATGGGTGCGCTATTGCGTGACCTACGTGACCTTACAATGCACCCTACACAGCCTCTAGAAGCCGTTGTGCTAACTGCTATGGCTCGTCCTGGAGCAGACGGTCGTTCACGTCCGTACCTACAGGGTCAGCTTGCAATTCAAGCACCATACTTCTACGATATTCTTGGCGCAATTACAGTGGAGACACATCCAAATCCAGACCCACTGCAACCACCGTACAAGACACGACGTATGTATGTAGAACGTACAGACGAATACGAAGCAGGCGAGCGAGTACAAGGTCGACTTGGAAAGATCGTTGAACAGCAAGACCTTGGAATCGAACGCATGCTCGACATGATTTTCGGACCAAAAGCACAAGCAACTCCAACTACGAAAGGAAACTAACCCGCTATGAGTACACTCAATTGGGGAGATCTCGTCAAAGAAGCTGGTGAAGTATCAACTGGCTATGATCCACTTCCAGACGGTGACTATGATTTAGTCATCGTGGAAGCAACCGCTAAGACTTCACAGTCTGGCAAAACAATGTTCGCTATTAAGGCACAGGTCCAAAATGGCGCTCATGCAAAGCGACTTATCTGGGACAACCTCGTAGTTACACCAGACAACAACGCAGCTCTCGGAATGTTCTTCCGTAAGATGATGGCACTTGGCCTTGGTCGTGAGTTCTTCGCAACTAACCCATCAAACGCTCAGATTGAGCAAGCGATTCGTGGTCGTGCATTCCGTGCGGCTGTTACTTCTCGTACCTGGCAAGGTCAGAAGAAGAACGAAATTAAGAACTACTACACATCTGCAATACCTGCTCCAGGTGCACCAGTTGCAGCTGCTGCACCAGCACCTGCACCAGCGCCAGCCCCTGCACCTGCAGCGGCGCCTGTTGCTGAAGCAGCACCAGCACCAGCACCAGCTCCTGAAGCAGCACCTGCTGCTCCAGCGGCTCCACCGGCAGCACCTTTCTAATTTAAGTGCGTCTGGTTCACCGTCTGTCCTGGTAAAGTTCAGACGGTGTTCCAAATGTACTTAACCACAAGGAGGTAGTATGAAAGTTCTAATGAGTGGGTTTACTGCTTTGCAGATAAACACAGAAAAAAGAACTATTCAAAAGATTGACGTACCTGCGTCTATTGCTCAGGCGTTGCGTGAATCTGGTCACGAAGTTGACTGGCGCAAGATTACACCTGGCGAAGACTTGTCATCTTATGACGTACTGTGGATCAATCTTGCACCCCTTAACTCATTAAATGGTCGTCAAGGTGCGATGGGTGCACTTTACGCTTTGTCATCTGGTATTCCTTGTGTAGGTTTCTTTGATGATTGGCAGTTTAATACTGTATTCAATGGTGCACGTGCGTTAATTCGTAAACCTGAGATGCTGTACAAGCATCTGCTTGTAGGGACTGAACATCGCGGTGAAGAAGGCGCGACGTACTTTAGCCGTGCAGATATTGAGGCTGCACTTGAAAGAATTCGCGAGGTTAACCCTGCGGCTGCAAAGAAGTGCTACATTGAGCGCTACTACATGATGGACAACGACGAGAATATTAAGCCTTGGGAAAAGCGTCTTGTTCAAGCAGCAACTGACCTTGTAGCTAAACGATGGGAAGCTGGCATGGTTCCAGTGTGTCCTATGTACGGATTTGGCGATAGGTCAATCGTTCGCAAGCGTATGCCTGACGAATTAGGTCCTATTGAAGCTCTTGATCCAACGTCAACTATCATTCCTACGCTACAACCTGTAATTGCCAAACCTGCGGCTGATAAAAAGCGTGCATGGGTACTTGGCGCCCTCATGCCACACGACAACTGGCTAGAACGTAAATCATTAGAGTGGCCGGTTGAAATCGTAGGCAGTCGTAAACTTATTAAGAAGCTTGGCGGCCAACGCTTTGACACAGAGCAGGATGTACTTGAGTTCTACAATAATCACTGGGGTATTCTTTCACCACCGTATCCACACGCTGGTTCTGGCTGGTGGCGTAGTCGTTTCCTATATGCAGCGCACGTAGGGTCTATTCTTGTTACCGATAAGGGCGAAGGTGATCCGTTAGGTGACGCCTATAAGCTTACAATTGCTGACGTTGAGAAGATGAGCGATGCTGAACTAGCTGCGGCGGCAATTGCGCAACAGGAAGCACTGAAGCCTTACATCCCTGAGTACTCTGCATTTGTTGAGCACTGCAACCGCATTATTGAGCGTGCTGTTCGTGAGGACAAAGGTCTTGCGTTGAATGCTGATGGTACCTATGCATGAGTAAGATTCTTATAACTGGTATGTCTGCTCCACACGTATCGCCAGACGCTAATTCACGTAATTTATCTTTTGCAAGTCTTATGGGTCTTGTTCTTATATTGCATGGAAATGACGTTACACAAGAAGAGCCAAAGATCACGTGGACTGAGGACGATCTCAAGGACTACGATAAAGTTATTGTCGGGCTAAGCCCTATTACAAGCTTGAGTGCTAATCACACTTATGGCGCGTTAAATGTTATTTCTCGTCTAAAGAGTTCGTCAAAGCTTTCATTCTTTATTGATGCGCCTGAACCTACGCGCATAGGTTCAAGCCTACGTGCAATTAAAAAGAAGCCTGAGAACCTCGTAAAGCCTTTTTATTCGTACCGCAAGGGTTACACGCAAGCTAACTCTCCAGAGGTCTTACAACGTCTTCTAGAGACAGTAGACAGCCTTCTTGTTGATGCGTGGCCAGCTACGTTGTACCCAATGCTGCCATGGACTGCGCATGAAGATGTTCAAGAGCAACTGCCAGAAGCTGCGCGCCCGAGTCTTAAAGGAGTTAACCTAGACAGATACGTTCTTGGTGAACCAGGAGCTTCTGACGTTGAACGCACTGAGAAATGGGTTGTAGAAAACTTTTCAACACCGTGGACTAAATCTACTGTTGCTACACTGTCCAATCCTACTGTGCCTATGAAATGGAACAAAGGCTGGACAGATGACCAAGTTGCAGATCAAATCTCACGCGGTATGGGCGCTTTACTTAGTCCTCATCAAAACGGTACATGGTGGACATACCGCATAGTTCAGTGTCTCAATGCTTTAACTCCAGTTGCAACTGACTGGCGTGAAAGTGGCTTCATTGGAAGTTCATGGATGCAGCTCGCATCTGCAATTGAGCATATGTCGCAAGAAGAAAGAATGCAACTAGCAAAAGATCAAAGGAGCGCGTACTTAAACGCAATCCCGACGAAGCGAGACGCAGCAATCGCATTAACCGAGCCACTAGAACTATACAGTCGAAAGGTATAACAATGGGAATGTTATTTAATAACTGGTTGCGTCGTACGCGCGATCTGCAAGAAAATGTATACTTCATTAACTACGAAGAGATGACAGGCGATAAGCCACAGAATATTCGCAAGCTTATTGAGTATATGCGCTGGAACATGCTAGCCATTGACGATGAACTTGCAGAGATGCGCCAGGCTATCTCATGGAAGCCTTGGCAGCATGATGCTCCTTACGCGGACCGCGAGGAAATTGTTAAGGAAGCCGTAGACGTTCTTCACTTTGTCGCAAACATCATCGTTGCGGCTGGCGGAACAGACGAGATACTGGATAAGTTCTATATTGAAAAAATGGAACGTAATAAGGAACGCCAGCTTAACGGGTACAAAGTTAAAGATGAAGGCGTAAAATGTGAACTGTGCAAGCGCGCAATTGATGACGTTGGGCGCAGCAGAAATCTTGGTATATGTGTAAAGTGCTTACCAGACGAAATAGGAGGGGACAACTAACATGCCTGAGGTAAACATTGAGTGGGTTAGAGCCCAAATGGAAGAAGCAAAGGTTAAGGTTGGTGTAGGTAACGCTGTCCTTAAGCTACTTGACGAGTGGCAAGGAATGAAGCTTTCTGATAATCAGACTAAAGATGTAGTAGATCTGTTTAGTAGGCTAGCTCTTGGTCACTCTATTGTGCCTGAGAAGCCCGACGAGTTATGGGTTGATGCGCAACCAGGGGCTATACTGGTAGGCGACGAGGTCCGCGTTAAGGCTGACGCGTACGACGGATCTACTGGCGCTATGCACAATGGACGCCGCGGAAAAGTTGTTGGAGTTCGCTATGGCGACATTATCTTTAAGTCAATGGACGGTAAGACACCAGTTCTTGACGGAGCTCACTACACTCCGCATCTACTGCAGAAAAGAATACGCTAATGAGAGCTACTGTTGAGTTTACAGTTAGCGGGAATGACTTTCAAGAGCTTCGTGAGCAAGCCGAGTTTAAGTGGAAGAAGCTTGCAAATGACTCTGACGCAACTCTTCCTATATCAGCAGAAATGAATATCACTGAGCTTGATGCTCTGTTAAACGCTAAGGTAACTGTTCGCACGAAGGTAGGTCAAGAATGAGTGAAAATCTTCCTAGAGTAGAAGCTTTACGCACCGCAGCGTCTATTATCACTGGAGACAGAGACAAGCAATACGGCGGGCCAGAAGAAAACTTTGAGCGTATTGCAAAGGTTTGGTCTGTCATTCTTGGTGTCCCTATCACTCGTGAAGACGTTGCAATGATGATGGTAGGGTTGAAGGTTGCGCGATACGCGTCTAAGTCTGGGTATCAGCCTGACACTTGGGTTGATATTGCTGGATACGCTGGTTGTGGGTACGAGGTAGGTTTGCTAGAAAACACCGCGGAATAGCAGGACATTTACTGCGAATGCGGTATACAGTCCTTCCGTACACATTACGGAGGGATTCCCATGTCTAGCCCACAATTTATTGACTGCAACGGCCTTGCTGGTTTCATGAGTCTTGGTTTTATTCAACAAGGTATGGAAATGAAACTGCGCACTGGAACACTTGATTTTGGTAACCCAGTTGCCGAAGCTAACCGTCATCACCTAGGAAATAACTGGGTCTCTCAGTTCTCAGATGATCCAAGCGAGTGGCCAGTAATGAAGGCTGACATTGTTATGGGTTGCCCTCCTTGCTCTGGTTGGTCGGTGTGGTCTGGTGAAGCTAATCGCGGTCCTGATGCAAAGGCGCACGAGCATACACGCGCATTTGTTAGATACGCTGCAAAGGTTGCGCCTAAGTTTGTTGTGTATGAAAGTGTGCAGCAGGCGTATACGCAAGGTCGCGAGGTAATGGTTAAGTATCGCACAATGCTAGAGGAATTGTCTGGCAAGAAGTATGACCTATACCACGTAAAACACAATAACCTACAAGTTGGCGGATTCTCGTATCGCCCTCGTTACTTTTGGATTGCTGTTCGCAGTGGTATTAAATTTGATGTTACGCATATTGAGCCAACAGAGCTTCCACGTATCATGGATGTTATCGGAGATCTTGCTAAACTTCCTTTGACATGGAATAGCCAGCCGTACGTAGCTCCAGCAACTAAGTGGAATAAGCACCTGCGCTCAAAAAATGGCATGGTTAATGGGCATATGGGCAAGACTAATATTCATGCTCAACGCATTGAAGAGATTTTTAGCATTATTGGTAATGACGCCTGGGAAGGCAATGGCGATACTGGCGGAGCTCTAAAGAAGGCCGTTGAAAAGAACAACGGTGAGTTTCCTCAGAAGTGGATGGATATCTCTCCACGTGTTATTCGTAAAGAATTTAAGCTTGGATTTTCACAGCCGTATCGCTGGAAAGAAGATCACTGGTGCAACGTACTTACTGGCTCTGCGCTAGATCACGTTGTTCACCCAACTGAGCCTCGCTTGATTACTCACCGCGAGGCTGCACGCATACAGGGACTTCCTGATGACTGGGATATCGAAAGCGTTAAGGACTACTCAGCACTGCCTGCAGTCTGGGGCAAGGCAGTTGCGGTGCAGGCTGGAAACTTTATTGCCAAGGCAATTAAGGATTCACTTGACGGAAATCCACAAGAAGGCAACGCTGAAAAGATTGGCGACCGCGAGTATTTAATTAACGGAGATAAGGATTTTTCCCGACACGCCGCGAAGAAGAAGTGGTACTCTAAGCCTATGGAAGCGCGTGCGTAATGATTCGAGACTATGACGAAGACCTAGCACCTCAGTGTGAGTTGTGCTGGATTCGTGAGAATAGTACGTGGGAGCCAGATAGCGTTGACGAGAACGGAAATATCATCACGCGGTTGGTAAGCGTGACTGTCCCTCTTAACCTAGTTCCTGGCGCGGTATGTGAATGTATATCCTGCGGGAAAGTTACCGTAGTAGGGATATACGTTCCTATAGAGCCATACGAGCGGGATAATGAAGACGAGGATATGACAATTGAGGAATCAAACCCCGACGAGCGCTAAATACGTGATATAATTTCCATAATGACGAACGGACATATACATGCAAACATTTTTACCTCATACTGACTCTTTTGAGCATATTGCTCAGGAGCTCGACAACAAGCGCCTTAACAAGCAGGTACTTGAGGCATGGCAACTCATGCTTGTACTTACGTCACTAGATCCTCGCGGTGAACATCGTGACCCTAAGGGCTGGCGCAATCATCCGGCGGCAAAGATGTGGGAAGGCCACGAAAAAGGTCTTGCCCTATACGCGACTACAATGTGTGACGAGTGGCTGCGCCGCGGTTACAACTCGACTATGATTCCTAAGATCCAGGGCACGCTTACTCGCGCGCTTGAGCTTGACCGTATCAGCGATGAGCTTACCTTCCCAGACTGGCTGAAGGACATGGACAAGTATGAACAGATCGCATCTACTCACCGCGTTGCTCTACTGCGCAAGGATTACGAGTGGTACTCACAGTTTGGCTGGCCAGAGGATAAAGGCTTTCGCCCTGCGTACTACCAGTACCTATGGCCAGACCATTCTGGCGAGCTTGTATTAGGCACCTACAACAATATGTAGTGGCCGCTCAGTGACTCTTAGAGACACTTTCATACGACCTCCAAGGTAATTATTGACTAAAAAATAGTCGGTGTTTTACCGTACTTTTTCCGTCCATTCAGTGTATTATCCTTTATGACGGAAGGGTTCACTGTGAAGGATTCGCGTAAAGGCGAGCTGCTTTGGAAGGAATGGACAGGCTCTGGATATGAGTCTATCCACGATAACTCACTTGTCTTTTTTACCGACGAGAGAGTTGACGTAGAGAACGAGCTTATCCGCCGCGCGCTCGCGTCTGCACTTCAACGTGATGGTATATCCGTTACACTAGGCAACGGTTTTCAAGCTATTGAATCTGCTCATGTATCCTATGGGTATGCTGGTGAAGTAGATGGCGATATTGATCTTACCGTTTGCGATGAAGACGGTGAAACTCAGTACGGAGATGCTGTTGACAATATGTCAGAGATCACCTGGGTTGAGGTGCTTCAATGAGCTTAAATCCTGGAGAGCTTAACTGGCAAAAAGAGTCTACATGCTCACTACCTGAGAACGACAAGGTAAAAGATTTCTTCTTTTCAACAGAGCCTGCAGAAAAGTATCAAGCAAAGAACTTGTGCTTCGTATGTCCTGTTCGTAAAGACTGCTTAAAGTGGGCGCTTGAGCACAAACAAATCTGGGGTATCTGGGGTGGAAAGGACGAAGGAGAAATTCGTCGTACTCTTTCAGTATCCTGGAACGGACAAGAATCACGTCGCCAACGTTTCCCGCAATGCCCTTATTGCAACGCACGACCAAATCGTCTTAAAACACTTGTTGTTAATACTCCTAATGGTGGACGCTGGGCAACTATGCGTCTTGTTCAATGCGAGGCTTGCGACTTTACCTGGCGCTCACGAACAAGCGCAAATGCTGTAGATGCGTATCATTCACAACGGGAAGAGAAGCTACTGAAGGCTTCAACCAAAAAGAAAAAGACTAAGAAGAAAAAAGAAAAGCTAGTCTAGCGCTCGGTTAAGATATAGGTCAGTTTGCGTTGCTGGATCCTTAAGGTGATCCATCCACCAGCGACACGCCTTCTCGTTCTCTGTAAGTGTAAGTACTCCCCAGATGCGTCGATTGTCTAGGTACTGAGGAATACCCTGCTTGCGTGCAGACTCTGAGAATACCATGTACTCCCAACGATCAGATTCCTCGGTGTAGTTAAGGCGTTCAATATACTCGCGCTTAATTAAGTATGTGCAATGCACGCAGTCACACTCAATAAGACCTTTAATTGCTTGGTCAAGAATTTTATAGTATGTGTCGTTTGCTACTATTGAGCCATAGTCGTCTACAAGGTGATGATAGTTTGCATAAAACTGTCCTTGGTGTCCTTCTATCTTTGCTGCCTCAACCGGAGTGTCTGCATGATCTCCTCCAGCAATTGCGTATCTAAGAAGTGGAGCTACAATTGGAAGTTGAAGTTTAACCATTTCCTTAAGAGTGTCTGGATACAAGAAGTTATCTAGATCTACTACGAAGTAATAGTCCGCGTCTGTAAGTAGGCACTGCCGCAAGCTTTCTTGACGAATCTTTGCAAGAACTCTAAATCTTTCGCCTGTCCACTGATGAACCTCGAGGTCCTGCACTCGCTCTGCTACGTCCTGCGTCTCGAACGCGATACTGCGGTATGACTGTACGTTGCGGCCAATCCAGTCAGCAAGAATGTCCTCGGTGTTATCCGTATTGTTATTAGTGCGGATGTAGATATGAATTCTGTCCTTAGGGTAATCCCACGCGTCAAGTGTCTCTAGGAAGAAGTTTAATACCTGCGCTTTTTGTTTTGCAAGTAGAGCAACGAATACAATTGGCTGCTCCATTAGATTCCCTGCTGGTAGAACCCTAGATTATTTCTTAGACGCAGATCTACTGGATTCCCGTCAATTGCAAGTTGTCCGTATTTAAGCGCCTTAGGCTTATCGCCAAGGTAGTGCGCTGCAAGAGCTTGCATATCGTAAAGTCTCCATTCCCAAAGATCTTTACTTGAAAGATAGTGACTTGTCTTCTCGCAACGGGCAGCTATCTTAGACGTTTCCCAAACTCCTGACCAGTCGCCGCGCTCATAGTAGCAACGAACCTTCTCAAAGTAATTTTCACCGCAAGGGTCAATTTCAATTGCGCGATCTGCCCACACCATAGCAGTTTCAGGTTGACCGAGGATACGGCAAGCCTCGCTTGCCCAACGGCACACCGCGGCGCGCTCAACATACCAGTCCTTACTAAACGCATGAACTTTTTCAGCGCTTGATAGAACTAGGTCCCACATCTTGTAGAACATGTATTCGCGAGTAAGATAGACCCAGATGCGGTGATCTTCTCCGAATTCTTTTGATGCAGCAACAAGCATAGGCAGGTACTGTCCGCGTGATTTTGTGTCATCTGGCTTGTGATACATCTTAGTTCCAGTAATTGTTATGCTTCTAATCGGTGTATCAAGCGATGGAACGAATACCTCGTGAATTGGATACTTCCAATACATACCGTGTCGCGCGTGTAAACGACAACCTAACCAAACGTGACCTGTGTCAAAATCGCACCAGCCTTTGTTAGCATCTGGAATCCACTGCTTGCGAACCTCATCAAAGAAGTTTTCATCTACAAGCTCGTCCATGTCTAACGACAAGCATACGTCTACGTCATTAGGGAGCAAGCTCTGTGCGGTGTTACGAGCAACATCAAAGCGCCAAGGCTTTACAGATATTTCATGAACGATTACGCCATGCTCACGAAGGATCTCAACGGTTCTATCAGTGGATCCAGTGTCACATACAAGGCGGAAGTCTGCGCCCTTTGTGGTTTCAGCCCAGCGGGCAGCATGCTTTTCTTCATTTAACGCGATGGCGTAGGCAGCTACTTTCATGGTGCTACCTTACACTATTTTAGTAGATAATGTTGTATTTACACGAGCTAACTTAAAGGATAACGAACAATAACTAAACCAGAGCCACCAGCGCCACCACCATAGGTACGCGGGTTATTTGCTCCGCCACCTCCACCTCCGCCAGTATTAGCAGTTCCAGAATCTGCTGCGGCTGATGAAGAAGAGGCAGCACCGTTTGCACCGCCACCTAGACCACCAGTTCCTGCTGATCCACCACCTGATTGGTTTTGCTTTCCTGCACCGCCACCGCCTGCAATGTAGTAAGTTCCACCAGAAGAAACGCCAGTACCAGTGATTGCGTGCCATGACGCAAACGCAGTCGTACCAACTCCACCGTTTCCAGAACCAGTAACGCTTTGCGCGGCCTGTCCAACACCGCCAGCACCACCACCGCCACCAGAACCTGGAACTAAAGAGTCGCTATACCCACCAGCTCCTCCTGCAAAACCATAACCAATTCCACCTACGCTAGACTGTGTTGCAGCGCCACCTGGAGTTGCAGCACCGTTACTTTGAGTTCCAGAAGCTCCACCACCAGATCCGCCAGAAACAGCAGGTGAAACAGAACCGCCACCACCACCACCGCCGCCTGTTGCAACAGCGTTACTTAAAATAGAATCAGCGCCGTTTGCGCCATTGCTGTTTCCTCCGCCTGCGCCACCTGCTCCACCAGCGCCAACTAGTGCTGTGTAAGTATTACCCGCATTTAAAGTCATATTTGTTTTGTAGAAAACGCCGCCTGCGCCTCCACCGCCAGCACGGTCAGCTCCACCACCACCGCCGCCTGCGACAGCAAGAACTTCTGCGCCCTTAATTCTTTGATTAGGCAAGAAAGAACCCGTTGAGGTAAAGGTATGGTAGGCGTATCCGCCTGCAACAGTAAGTGTTCCGCCTGTTGCCTTTACTCCATTTGAGATGCCGTAAAGAGTGAATGTTGAGCCAATATTGAAAGAACAAGTCGTCTGAGAACTGTTAACAACTACAATTACTAAAGAAGTAATTGCTGAAGTTGAGCTCCACAGGTTGGCATACATTGTTGTAGAAAAAACAGAACTGCTGTTGTTTTCTACAACAGTGTCTGAAGAGTAACTCTTGAAATTTGCAGACGTGTAGCTTGGAAAGTACACTTCTGTACTTGAAAAAGTTGAAGAAGTAGAAGAGTCTCCGTTTACGTATCCAACCATTCTGTCAGTGTCGCTGTACGAGGCAACTGATGCAGACCCGAATGTTCCTAGGTTTATTCTAGAATTGTTAGAAGTAGAGCCGTTTGGATTTATTTTTAACTGGCCAAAAGACTCACCTGTAGTTGCTCGTGCAGAAACTACTAATTTTAGATCTGTGTAGTTCTGTGGGATATTAGAGAACGTTATAGATGTAGCAGTTGACGCGAGAGTGTAAGTCTGAATAGGGATGAGTGTATTTGGCATTAGACTGGATACCTCACAATTACAATACCTGAACCACCGTTTTGTTGAGTCCAAAAATTACTTCCGTCGTACGACCCGCCGCCGCCACCGCCACCAGTGTTTGCTGTACCTGGAACGCCATTCAAGTTAGCACTACCAAAGTAGCCAGCGTTACCGCCACCGCCAGTTCCACCTGCGCCTCCAGAACCAAGGAATCCTCCACCACCTCCACCACCTGCGTAGGTAGTCAATGCTCCAGTTATGTAAGTAGTCTGCCCAGCGCCACCGGCTCCGCCAACATTTTGTGATGCGTTGTTACTTCCAACTGTGCTTGCGCCGCCTCCGCCACCTGCAGCGCCTGAGCCAGAAGAATAGCCATTACCACCAGCGCGACCTTGATTTGCTGTTCCTAGTGCTCCACCAGAGAAAAGATTTTGGTGGCCACCACCGCCACCTGAGCCGCCTACAGAAGCTGCAGTACCTGCGTCTCCACCGGCACCGCCGCCAGTCGAGGTAATGGTTGAGAATGTAGAGTCACTGCCGCGGCCGACAACTTGCGCTGCTCCGCCTGCACCAACTGTAACTGTGTAAGCTTGCGCTGATAAAGAAAGTTTTGACTCAGCCGAAGAGCCAGCTCCTGAAGTTCCCGCTGATGTGCGGAATCCACCTCCACCACCGCCACCGCCTCTATTGCCAAATCCACCGCCTCCACCTGCAACTACTAAGTAGTCAACGTTAGACAGAGACTGCAGAGGCGTAAACGTGCTAGAGCTATTGAACTGATGAATCCAGTAGTATCCATCTGTAAAAATTGAGTCTCCGCCAGTTGCTTTAGGCGCACTTATCGCTGCTTTGATGCCATAGACAGTAACTGTAGACCCAGCATCAAATGAATTATTGTTTGCAACTAAG